CATTTATTGCATTTTTACATTGTATTTGAAAGCCTCTAGCTGCAGTAAAGTTAGAAGATGTAAGAGCAACCTCATTAAAACGAGCAATGACTTCATTTGTAATATCTAAATATGTGTATGCCATTAAGTTTCCTTTGGATGCGTCAATGGGGCCAGCGACATGCCAGCCCCAAAGTAGTGTTTAGTATTATACTAGATCACGCTGTGCGACTGCAGCTTCTGTCATTGCGGCAGAAACGTCAGCAATTACTGCGTATACCCGTAAACGTCCAGTAGCAGGTGCAGCACCCGCAACAACTACGTCAATGGTATCTGCAGCACCAACACATGCAAGTGCAGCGGCAGCAAAAGTTGAAGCTGCTCCTGTATTTACAACGTTAGCTTCACCATTAGTACCTTTTGCAAGATACGTACCAGCAGCAGCATCAAGAGCAGCACCGTCAATGATGTCATCTCCACCAGCAAAGTCAATATTACAAGTACAACTTGCAGTAAAGGACTTCATTATTTCTGCACCAGCAGCAACAACTACTGATTCGGCAGGGATTTCAAGCAATTGAAAGATGTCTCCATCTGCGCCAGAGTAACCAGCAGTTACCATTGCATCAATATCTAGTATTGCCTCAATGGTTCGTACAGTGTTACCAACGTTAGTTGGAACAGCAAGAACGTTTGCTCCAACGCCAGCAGTATCACTGGAAGTCATGTCATAAGTAGCCATAGTTTATATCTCCCTTAAGCTGCGTTATAACGAGCAGTTACGATTGCTTCAGGACGAAGAATCTTCCTACCGTATAGATGCATACCCCTAACGATGTCAGCAAAGCTGTCAGGGTCACGGTATGTTTCTGTTTTATTGATCTGCTCTGCAGTTGCTACAGCAGAATCATGACCAGCTACGATAACACCGAAGTTAGTCAGTTGGTTAGCAGTACCTGAAGTACCCGGTCCAGTACCTACAGAAGGTAAGTTAGACGATGAGTACACACGGAAGCCGTGGAAGTTGCTAATAGTCAAACCATTACGCAGTCCACCTGATTCACCGAAGTCTGCATTCATGAAGCGTGAATCTTCATCAGCAAGAATTTCCATGAATACTGGATCAACTACAATCCAGCGGCCTTGTTTGTCAACTTGCTGTTGATCAAGCAAACGAGCCATACGAGCAACAACCATTGCTGGTGAAGCCGTAGCAGTTGGAAGTGCAGTAGCACCGGGCAAACGTGCAGCCAGAGGAATAGAGTGTGTTCCTGCAGAGCTTGTAGTAATGTTGCCAAAGTCATCCTTATGCAGTTGCATAGAGGAAAGCAGTTCGTTAGAACCAGCAGTTGATACTGCCTTAGTACCATTAACAGTGGTATTTAATGCGCCTGCAGCACTGTGATTAGCAGACTGAGCATAACCAGCCATGTAGCCAAGAACTTCTTGGTCATGATTGTCAGCAAGACGGTATGCAGCACGATTAGTTGCAAGGTCCATAAAGTTGACGTGGCTGTGAGCCTCTTCAATGTCATCCATTTTGAAAGCAAAATAATTAGCTTTGTCAATAGTAAGAGAGAAGTCTTCGTCTTCAAGGTCTTGTGCTGTAACACTTGTACCACGTGCATACTGCGAAACAGAAATTTCTGGTTCTTTAATAATTTTAACAGTATCACCTTGGGCAGAAATTTCACCCATGTAGTCAGAGTTTGTGATATCACCACAAACAGTACTCTTGCGGAAAGCAAGCTGTACTTTTTTCGAATAGATTACGGGGCTAAAATTACCATTAGGTAGATTCCCATAACCTGTTGCGGTTGTAAAAGCCATAATAAGTCCTCCTATAAAGTTTAGGCTTTGTTGAGCTAAACATTATCTGAAGAGGCTGATTGTTTTCTAGGGTGCATTTACGGTCTAAAGTAAAATGATCAATTTTACGGTTTAGAGTAAACGGGCCTATACTTAATACAGGTAGTCTTAGTTAGTTTGTTTGAGCTTTAATGAGGGGATTAGTACAGAAGGTAGACCTAATGGTGGCTTCTGAATACTAATCCCTAGTTATACTAACAAATTTTTATTTGTCAAGTATATATTATCGTGCATTACCAGATAAATCGTAAATAAATTTACCTGTTTGTATTGCTTTAGTTATTGCTTCTTCTTGTTTCTCATATTCTTGTGCAGACATACGAGCAATATCAGACTCTTTAAATGAGCCAGATGTATCCTCTGCATCAACAGATGCTTTGGAAGCTTTCTTAACAGTACCAGCAGCAGCCTTACGCTTTGCTGCATAGTCACTCTTTGTCATACCATTGTCTACTTTGTATAGATCAATGACACGAATTACTGAAGCTGCATCATCTGAGTTTTCATAGAGAGCATCTTGTACCCACTTAGGTTGATCATCAACCCAATCATGAAACTCATCTGCTTCACGTAGTTTATCAAAATCAGGGTGAGCCTTACGTATATCTTGCTCTGCAGATGATCGTGACATTTCAGCTTCTTTAGCATCTAGTCTTTGCAGACGATCTTCTGCTTTGTTAAACATTTCTTGAGCTTTCTTAGCAGCAATAGTTTCTACAATGCTTGCTACATCAGGGTACTCTGCAGCCCATGTCTCAATGTCTTCATCTGACTTAGGAGGCCGAATGTTTTCCTGACCTAGACGAGCTTCTAGTGCAGCAAACTTTTCTTCCCAGTCTTTTTCTTTTTGTTGCATGTGACGCCGTACATCACCGTAACGTTTTTTAAAAGATTTTTCTTCACGACTAAGGTTCTTGTCCTCAACCTCTGGTTCTTCTTCAGTAGCCTCTACTGCTACTTTTTCTTCCTCTTGGGTTTTACCCTCAAGTTCTTGGATTTCCTTTTCGTCTTCTTCAATCCGTTTACGATTACGGTTATTGTGATTAGGGTTTACGAACCCTGCAGTCTTTGGTGTTTCCATAGTTTGTAGTTCAGGCATATTGTTTCCTTATGTTGGGGCCAGCAGTAGCTGGGTAGCCTTATCGTTGTGGTCTTGCACCTAAGCCTTGTGGCATAGGCATTTTGTTTTTTACATTATCAGCCTGTGCAAATTGATCTACTTGAACACCCCCTATTCCAGCAACATCAGGACCAACTATTCTGGCAACTAAAGTTCCTTCCGGTGTTTGTCTAAATTGCATAAGCATTGATTTTTCTTCTTCAGAAAGATTTATTACACGGTTTTTTACATCTTCAAGATATTGACTGTGAGCATCTTTTTCCATAGTCTACGCTTTCTTTAACCAATTTGTTTCTAACTCTAGCACCATACTCTTATAAGTTTCATGGGCTTTATCCAGCATGTTATTATCAATATGCTCAATAGCAGAGTCAATTTGTTTACCTACCCAATCCCATGTAGGATTATCTTTTGGTATAGCTGCAACAATCTTAGGTGCAACTTGGTAGTACTTCTTCACTTCTTCTGGATAGTCTACTAAATAAGTATCTCTGAAGTTACGCAGCTTTGTTAAAGTAGGTCCATCATCAGCTTCACCTCTATGCTCTACTATAGCAGTGGTTAAGAAACATCCCCCTGATCCTGCTTGTGCGCCAGAAGAACCATCTTTACCACTAGCAGCTTCCCACTCAGCAAGTTTTTGTCTATTAGCTGCACTATCATGACTTCTTAACTGTCTTACTTCTTCCCAGTTTAAATCTGTTGGATCAAGACCTGAAAGATCATTACCTTCACTATCTCTTGCTGGACGACCTTGGCTAGGAACACCTAGCATTTTTTCTAGTCTGCCTGATTGTATTGGAGTTTTTTGTGCTGTAAGAACTGCTTGTTGTGCTGCTGTTATTTTTTCTTGTTTTCTTTTATCTTCTTGTTTGCTAGACTGAACTACAAGTTCTGCGGTTTGGGTCATTTTTTTCTGTAAAGCTCTTTGGGCTTCTGCCACTTCTGTTTCTGTTGAGTTAGTGTTATCAACAATAGACATAAAGTTTTTAAGGTCTTCTTTTTTAACACCTAAAACTTCTGAAGCATAGTTGTATCCAGTACCAACAATATTTTTAAGTAACCCTGATTTATTAGAATAACCTTTTCCAGCTTGCTCTACATACTGACCTATTGCTTTATTAATTTTACCGCCAACTTCATTATGACCTTTTGCATACGCAATTATTTCAGAAGCT